CTAATTGCGTTATCTCTTCGTTTAGTTCGTCGTTTGAGCCATAATATTCACGCCAGTTACTTTCTTTTGTTCCACGGCGTTTGTTCTTCCTGCCTTTAAGTGGGGGCTTGGTGGTTTTAAACCGTGCAAGCTTCTTCCCGATGTATTTACGATTATTTGTTAAATTTGTTATCAAATAAACAAATCCTACGCAATCTTCTGGTAGTGTTTCAATTTCTTCTGATTCGAAAAGCCATGTCATTCTAATTTAGATTTTGTTATACTTAGCTCTCCGATGTTAGTTGTACAAAATTTTCTTTTACATCGCCCTGGGCTGTCTAACAATTCAAAACTGTTATCGTTTAAGTTGCCCAAGAAATCATTTTCGCATTCGCCACTCCAAACATCTCCATTGGAGTGAACATAAATTCCCGAGTACCCTGCGTCACATGCCCAGTCCTTAAATTGATGTGTATTGGTGTTAGGCAACTTATCTGCAAAGATATTAACAACATCACCGTCCTTGTAGTATACACGGCAGTTGTAGTTATTGTCAGCTTTAAATTTAGTCATATTCTTTTATTTTAAATATTGGGTAATCTCTTGTTTTCCTAGACAGGTCGATACGTTCTGTTTCACTATAGTTGATACCTGAACGTTTGCAACGGGTAATAAAGCCTTGTACGGTATTCTTGGCCCACGGCTCATGCATTATGTTTATCATAAAATATTTGCCACTGTTGGCCCTACTAAATTTCGATAAAGTCTTTGCTGTGGTAAAGAACTTTTCTTCATCCATAAACTCTGTGTGTGTTGAAAATGTAATGTAGTTTAAATTCTTAAACAGTTTTAAGTAATGATCTTGACTAGCACTACCGTTGGTTATTAATCCAGTTTCGTACAAATACTCGCTATAATTTTCATGCAACCATTCAATGAACGGTAGGAAATCCTTATTAACAACTGGTTCCCCACCGCTGAACACTATTTGATACAATAACTTGCGATGTTTTGTTTTTGCAAATATCTGTATCCATTGAGATTTCAGTTGCTCTAAGCTGGGCATTTCTTCGTCAACGCTATGACGCATAGGCCCGCAGTACATGCAGTCGTAATTGCAACGCAACTGTATGGTCCATGTGATATAAAAAATACCACTGATTACTGGCTCAACTTTTACAATTTCACTCATGGTCGTAATTACAGTAAATCACTATCTCCTCTATACAAGTGTTATCTTGTGTTTGTGTAGCATACTTGATAAAATTTGAAATGTCTACCAGGTTTATGCCGTTACCAGTCCAATTTGGTCTACTACGGCTTAGCTCGGTATCCAATCTGTCAGGGGTTATAAGAGTGGTCCTGAAAGGTACTGTGTTTTGCTTAAATGCTTGTGTACCTTGCTTACTAGCATGCGATAAGGCGGCTTTGCTGACTCTATAGGTTTCCCAACGTGGTTCGGGGGCAACAATACTTTGCTCACCTATACTACCGATATTAAAGATGTAACCTGTTTTGTTATGTTCTTTCCATGTGTCGTATATCTTCATGTACAAGTTGGTCTGACCGAAGTTAGCCCAATCCTCTTGTGGAGGGCCGTCAAACGCATTGTTGATAACCACATCGTACTCCACACTGCGAGCCGCAATGTCGTCCATGTTCTTTGTAATATCAAAGCCGTTATCTCTGCTGATTCCGTCAGCGTGATCAAACTCTTCTACTAGGTGTTTTCCTAGTCCCCTGTTTCCACCTGTTACTAATACTTTCATCTACGATTACCTCCTTGGTCCCAGACCTTTGTTAAACGTTTACCACAAGTCATTGCACATTCAAACAGTCTGTTGCCAGTGAAACTGCTGTGCAAGTCCTGCCAAAACTTGTTGTTGAATATGTCTGCTAAACTGTTGTTTTTAATAGACAAATTGTTTAATCCGTATTGATCTAAAAATTCTTTAACTTGATTAGGTTGCCCACTAAGCGCATTGGCCCTTGGTAGGGTGTTCATGTCGTGGAATCTTAAATCATACAAGTTGTGATTAAAAAAGTTACAAGGCAACACAACTCCTTCTGCATTTACTGCTACTTTGTTTCCTATTTCCGCATCACAAGCAATTTCTGTTTGTGCAAAATAATCCTTAATATCTGGATACTCTGTCTTTAATCTAGTTAACCCTAACATACTGCTGTTTCTGTATTGTTCTTGCGTGGGCAACTCTAGGTGATATGCTACATCATCTTTGCTATTATACACAGGCCAGCTGTTGAATTCAACCAGATTTTTGTGATCAAAGAAACGTCCAGTGTTGCGTACCAGTATGTTGAAAAAGCCGTATTCCTGTGCAAGTTGCTTTGCCTGTTCAACTTGATGTTCATTATGCTTGAACACTATGTAGTTCCACTGCGCTCTGCCACCACGTTCAATAAACGCTCTCGCGTTGCGTATAACCTTATCATAGTCTACATTTCTGCGATACAAACCTAGTGTATCACCTATGCCATCAATGCCAAAGTCTATCTGTCCGTAGCCGGCCATAATGTCTGCTACTTCTTGCCAGTAATCCTCGTTGTGTACCCCACCATTGGTATGAAAATATAACCACAAGGTAGGGTTTTTCTTTCTGAATCCTTTGAGTATATCCAAGAACTTAGGATGCATAATAGGATCACCATAGCTGCCACAAAAGAACATTTGTCTCAGTCTATTGCACAACTCAGGAGTAAACGCATTATCAATAACATCTGCATCTAAGTGCACCAATGGCATATGCGGGTTTTTACCGTAGCCACAGAGATTACGTGGACATTGCGGACACGCCGCGTTGCAGTATGTGGTTATTTCAACTTGATATTCATCAACAGAATTATAGGTTAACATTAGTGTTCGTCCAACTTTGGTGGTGTTCTTCCTTTAAGGGTGGCAAGTATACTAAGAAATTCATCATGCACCCTTGGCTGATTGTATTGTAACTCCTTGGTAGCATAATGCAGTTCTATTCTACGTCTAGCACGTTCGCTATAGTTTAGTGTAGGATTAGATGGGGTAGTCCATTGTGATTCGCCGTAAACTTCTGTTTCGTTTTCTGAGCTCACAAGAGGCAAGGTGTGTCTAAACTTTATGTCTAACGGACTTCCTGGTAGTATCCCAGTAGTGAATCCCCATCTTATTAATTTGATAACCTTGGATAATCCGTATTTTTGATATTTTCTAAGATATTCTAAATTAATTTCATGATCAATTTTAGTTTCAGTAGGATAACCAACTTGCATCAAAAAAGTATTTCTAATTCCGTACTTTCCTGATGCATACAAATGAAAGTCAATATCTTCATTTGAAAACTTTTTACCCATATGATATCTAACAGGCTCACTAAATGTTTCTATACCAACAATTATATCTGTGCCTCCGGCTAAACTCATCAAGCGATAATCTTCTTCTGTGAATTGTTTTGCTGGCCTGCAGATAAAATCTCCCAAGTAGGTTAATTCTTTTAAACTAGGATACTTTTTGTGTGCAGATACCAACAGTTGGTTAAGTTTTTTAAATTCTGTTAAACTTCCGTTGATTAGATTGTCAGTGAACTCGATATGCGTAGCACCATAGTCCAAGTGATGCCGGAGTATTTCTTCAAATATATGTTCTGCACTTCTATACCTAAACTTATCCCATATAAACTTTACATCACAAAAACTACAATCACGAACACAACCTCTACTGCCTGTGATATAAGTACTGATTACACCAGTGTGTAAGTATTGTTGTGGCAGTATTTTATCGTAGCAAGCAAACGGCATAGTGTCTAAATTACTAACCTGGTGTTTGTGGCTGGTGTTAACCCAGGTATCATGATTTAGTATATAATCTTTAAAACTTGCTTCCGCTTCACCTAATATGTAAGCATCTATTAGTTTGTCCTCTAGCACACCCTTGTAAAAAGGTCTATTATTGTTATCTATATCTAAAAAATCAGTTCCGTGTCCGCCTATTACAATTTTACTATTGGGATATGCCTGTCGTAACAACGGTAGTACCAAATGCGCACTGCGTATTGTTTCGTATGTGAACAAACTTACTGCAATAATGCTAAAGTGCTGTTTTGGTAAATGCCGTACTACCAAATCCTTAAATCCCTGCAGTATCTTGTCAGAACACTCTGTTGAAAAATAACTAAGCCAGTCCTGAAACTCCCTCCACTCCTCTGATGTTGCCGCTCTTATGGTCTGGAGGTTCAAGTCAGCAACTTCATAGTCTGCATCGATACTTTTGCAGATACCAGCAAGTCCGGCAATTACTGCTGGTGCTCTTTCTGCATCCTGTCTTGGCAAATTAACTAGTAATACTGTATCCACGACTCTCCAGTATCTGGTGTATTTCTGGCAATGCTGAGCTTTCTTGATTATAACCAAGGTACTTCTGCTCTGCTTCTGAATCAGCATGATCCTTTATGTACTGTAAATCTAAATTTTTTATAAACTCATAGTACCAATTAAAAAAGTCCTTGGGGAATTGGTACATCAAATATCCGTTTAGGTATAAACTGTCCGATTGTAAACGATCCACATCACCGTCTGCGCAGTCTGTGGTACATAATATGTTATTCAAAAGTATATCATCTA